TCGCGGGAGGGAGTATGTGTCTCTGACTGTAGCTGGGCCATTACGGAATGAGACTTCCATGAGGTTTTGGGCAATAGGTCTAGCCTTAGATGCCAGTATTCACGGGCATACTGAAAAGAACAAGAAAAAAGAAGCACTTGTTAGATGCGTTGGGTTTGGTATGTGTCTGACAGAAGCAACGTAGCTCTACCGGGGCGAAGAAGACAGCGTTTTCCTGTGAAAAATGAATGAGAATCATTCGCTAATGCAAAAGCCGCACAAACCGTATGTATCCGATTATTCATTCAGCAATTTCCGCCCTGTTGATGTTATTAGCATCAGATGTCCGCGGCCTCCAATAATGCGCCGACGTTGAACCAGATGCAGCCTGGGCCGCACCACTTCGCCGGTCTCTGGATTGAACCAGGGCGTCATGCTGCGTACAGCGCGATTGACTGGGCCATTGGCGCAGCCAGTCAATGAACAAAGCTGTGTAATGGTGCGGGGCTTCTCTGCAATGAGTAGGAAGCAATGCAGCGCCAGGAGGCTGCCGCCTTTCTCTTTGGTGAATGCTTTGAGCAGGGGCGTCAGATCCCCATAGGGTCGCCAGGTCATTCCATCACCTTTTTGTAGAGGGTTTTGACTAGACAGAACAGCAACGCACCGGAGCAGAACACCTGAAATGCTGTTGTTAAGACCAATTCACCCAATAGGTTCAGGATCATTGGACTGAGCAGCATCAGCAGAGCAATCAGTAGATACCTTTTTTTGAATGGGGTTTTCATTGGTCTTGGTCGTGGGATTAAGCGGCGGTGAGCCACTCAGAGAAGCCCCGTAGGGCCTCAAAGGGTGGATCAGTAGCGGATTCGCACCTCTAGAGGATCTTGCCGAAATAGAACTGCGACGCGTACCAGAGCAGAGCGTCGTCGTTTTCTGCGTAGTAGTAGGTCCAGGGCGTGCCCCAGTCCTGCCACTCCAGCCCAGCTGAGTCAGGCTCGAAACCTTCCAAAGCTCCGATCATCCGCAGGGCAGGGCCTCCGGTGCTAATCAAAATCATGTACTCGCCTCCGTCTGGGTCTTCCCCTAATGCGTGCCAGTCCTCGCGGATTCGCACCTCTAGAGGATCTTCCTGAACCATGTCGCGGATAGCTTCAGCAATTCCTTCACGGTCAGGGTCAGCTACCCAGTCCATCTCCTCAATTAAGAAGCGACGACCGGCCCAGCTCAGCGCCTTGGGGTCTTCGTTGCCTTGGCACCAGGTGAAAACCTCATACCAGAGCTCGATGGTTTCCAGATGACCTTTGGCGTTCTGTTCAGCGGCCGTGGCCATCGCCTTGATCTCTGAAAGAGCGGCAGGGTCCATTGTTGATGTGGTCATGTTGTTTTGAGGTCGTGGGGTTGAGGTGAAACACCTCAGAGAAGGGCCGAAGCCCCTCAGTGAGATGGTCAAAGAGCCAACAAGAGACAAAGAAGGAATGAAGCCAGAGCAATCAGAAAAACTTGTTGTTGCTCCAACTGTTCAATCCGTGCCGACTTGTCGTCAATGAACTCCAGAGCCGTAGAGATGATCTCGGCTTTGGGACTTGATTCGGTGATGTGCATTTGATTAGGTCGTGAGGACAAAAGCTTTAGCTTTTGGTGAAGGGGCCGCAAGGCCCCTGAGTTGTTAGCGAGTTGCAAGGTCAACGACCAAGGGCTTGAGAAGTCCCAGGTCTTCGATGTGCTCGTCTGCCAGGTGATCTGACAGATGCTCAAGCCAGTTGCCGTAAATCGTGCAGTTGGCCTGAGCTTCCAGGTCACCCTCCAACAGCCCTACGAGTTGCAGGGCTGCTGCGGTTTGTTGCTTATTCATTTGTCCAGGGTCGGTCGTGGGGTTGAATCATTTGATTGATTCCTCCTCAATATAGTCAGAACTCTGCGGATAGGTAGAGGTTGAGAGGAGATGCCCTAGATATTGAAACAATCCGTAACAGTTGGATGGAAGCAGGGTGCGGCAGCAGCTCGGGAACAGCTCGGGAACAGCTCGGCAATTATCTCGGCGGCCACTTGCTTGTGCTCACCCGGCCGTGGCCTCGGCCGCTGTTTCGGCCGCACCCCTTCCCTAGTAAACGACAGCGGCCAGCGGTGGGCACACATTTGAAATGTGTGCAGAACCCAGTCAGGGTGGGCACCCCCTCCCCCCTGGGTGGCAATAAATGCCAAACAGGCTGGCGAATGCTTGATTTATGGCCGCCAGGCCACCCCCTATGGGGGGATTTTGCCGCGAACGCCCCTCGATATACCCACCTCAACGCGCGACCCATTTTCCCATTCTCAATAAGGGAGGCTTATCGAGATAAGAGGTGGGGGTATGCAGGGGAGCGCCGTCACTTAGCTCCGTTGCTGTTCCCGAATCAGGTGCCCGTAAAGAAGCCCGTCCGCATTCTTTAGCAACGTGTCAAGTGCTTTGTCAACAGGTTGCAAAGAAAAGCCCCTAAAGAGCTTGTTTGCTCTTCGGGGGCGTATATGATTTATCTGTCAGACGAGTTACCAGCTCCCTGACACGACCACCTACAGCATTAGGCGATGACCCGATCTTACCGGCGACAGGGAAAGACACGCATGTCTTCAGCACAGAATGAATTTCGGAGAGAAAACGAGGGAAGGGAATGGGGTACTGAGTTCAGTCCTAATCAGAAGAGAGAGTATGCCCAGGGGATGCAGGCTTATAGGAGGTCATTTGGACTGACTGATGGATTGAAGTGTGATCAGAACGAGTTTCACGATTACTTGGCTCGTCGTCGTGCTGAGGACGAGAAGGCAAAGACAGGTCGGAGGAATCCAATTCATCCCAGTGCTTTGGCGATGTATGCCGATGGCAATGACCCAAGGGAAGGATCTGGTGTCGTCTCTGCTGGAGGGATGTAGTCTTTAGTCGTCTTCGGTAACGCCGCCAACCATTGGTCGTGGGGGGTTGAGCCGAGCGGGAGACAATGCAGAGCCCGTTGTCCTAGGCAGCGGGCTTTGTTGCTGCCAATATGCTGGGGAGAACTACGGCCCCGCAAATGACTGTTGTCGTGAATGGTTCAGATCCACAGATCTATCTCACCAATGGCACCAGGCAGCTGCTGGGGCTGACAGGAGAAAACACAAGAGCTCAGTCGATTGTTCAGGCTGCTCAAGAGGGTTATTACGCCGCAACTGGTGAGTGGCCTTATGTCGCCGGCATGCCTAATACTCCTGGGGCCCCACCAGCAACGCTTGGTGATTGCACAATTGCTGGCAGTGGCATCTCAGGTGGCAGTGTGTCGCTCACCACAGGGGAAACGCTTGATTTAACTGCTGTAATTAGCGGTGATGCAAGTCCTGTGACGTATCTATGGTCAGTCAGATCAGGTGATTGCATCTCATTCGTTGGTGCAAAAAATAAGTCCACTGCACAGATCACATGCGCGAAAGCTGGGATGGCAACACTGCGCTGCATGTTCACTGCTGATGCCAGCGATTCACCAAAGGAAGCCACTGTTGGCGTTGTCGTCACTGATCCAGCCAAGCAAACTAAAAACACCAGCAAGAAATAAATGCTTGATATCACGACCACTGAAGACGACTGTCTCAAGGTGTGTCTTACTGAGGATGGAATAACGAAATGCACTTACGTTTCGTCGTTCCATCTTGTTGATGGCAAGGAAAAAGGCTTGAGAGCTGCCATCAAACGTGCTGCTGCTAAGGCATTTGAATGAAACAACTGTGGGAGCCTCTACCTAAAGAGCTGCAAAGCTTTCCGCAGTTCTGTTGCTATCTGCTTAGAGAGCAAGGTCTGGCAAGAACTCCCACCAAACAGCAGGTAGCTGTCGCTCAATGGATGGAATCAGGGCCAGATAGGCAATTAACGGTTGCTTTCCGTGGTCTGGGTAAAAGTTTGTTGGCGTCGTATTACGCGCTTTGGCGGCTTCGCATGGATTGCGAAGAGAAAATCCTTGTCGTTTCAGCCACAGCCATCAAAGCAACGGATTTCACCCAGTTCATGCTCAGGACCATGGCTGAAGTGGACATATTGCAGTGTTTATTGCCTGAATTGGAGAACAGATCCAGCAATGTCGCCTTTGATGTCGCCCCATGCACGGTTGAACAGTCGCCATCTGTACGAGCCTTGGGTGTTGGAGCGCAAACCACAGGCCAGCGTTGTACTTGCGCGATCTTGGATGACATTGAGACCCTGGCAAATACTCTGACGATCCTGAAGCAAGAGCGTATTGCTCATGCTGTGACAGAGATGGAATCCATCATCAAGCCCGACGAGGGTCAATTACTGCCACGAAAGATTAGTTATCTCGGAACTCCTCATACAGAGACAAGTATTTACCTGCGATTAGTGCGAGAAAGGGGTTATTCAAGTCGGTATTGGCCTGCTTTATACCCAGAAGAGCTTGATACCTATGAAGGGAACCTAGATCCACGAATCGAGGCGGAGGTGACCGCCGATCCAGGGTTAGTCGGAGAGCCAACGGACCCTGAGCGGTTCAGTCACGAAGACATCCTTCAACGTCAAGCGTCGATGACGAAGGCAAGTTTCGAACTTCAGTTCTATCTCAATTGCAGGCTTGCCACTCTTGACCGCTTCCCAGTACGCCTGGGCGATATTGTCGTCCTCGATATCGACGGATCTGCCCTTCCAGAGACTGTCGTTTGGTCGAGTTCGCCGGAATACAGGCTTCAGGAACTTGTCTGTATCGGAATGGGGGCGGATAGGTATTGGCATCGACCTGCATTTATCAATGGCTGGGTTGAAAGAAAAGAAGCCCGTGTTGTCATGTCGATTGACCCTGCTGGTAGAGGCCGGGATGAGCTGGCCTGGTGTGTATTGGCTGAATATGGCGGTAATTTCTTTGTTCTGGAAAGTGGTGGCTCAACCCTTGGCTATGACGATGTTGTTCTAGAGAATTGCGCCAAGATCGCCAAGAAATGGGATGTGAATTACGTCATCGCTGAGGCAAACATGGGCGATGGCATGTTCACAGCCCTGTTGAAACCCCACATGCTCCGGCATCACCCGGTAACGATTGAGGAGGTAAAGCACAGCATCAGGAAAGAGACGCGACTTTGTGACACGCTAGGCCCGATTATTCAGCAGCACAGGCTGTGCATGTTGGCCAAGGTGATCAAGGCTGATTACCGCTTATTGGATGAAGATCCAGAACACGGATATTCCAGATCAGTTGCGCACCAGATGTCGCGGCTAACCGATGAGAAGGGCTGCCTGTCACACGATGACCGCGCTGATGCGCTTGCGATTGCGCTTGCTTATTTCGTAGAGGCCGCGGCCCAGGACCAGATGCGAACGCAGCTAGAACGCAGCTCGCAAATGCAGCGTGAAGACATGGAGGCATGGATGAGTGAACAGGAGGGGGCCGTCGATTCCCTCGCGCTGGGATGGCGACCCAATCTGTCTAATCACGGTGCCTACGGTGGAGTTAAGAGGCTGACTGTTTAAGCGGCACTACTTTGTCGCTCATCTCAGAGAAGTCGAGCTTGCCTGCAAGCTTCTTGAGGGTTGAACCCTCAGCTGCAACAGCAGTGACGTTGCTGTTCTTCAGTAATGCCATCGCTTCTTGACGTGCCCGACGATCACCGTTCTGAAGATCTTCCAGCACTTGATCGATTACGAGGTCGTGCATCTCGCTGAGCTTGCTTAGCTGATCGGACATAACTATTGGGTTTCTGACTGAAGCTTAGATACCATGGCCATATCTACAGCTGCGCAGAGTGCCTTATCTTCCACAAATTGATGAGAGGCTTGTGGCTGCTCTCGCGGCTGAGTTTCCTGATCGATCTCCTGACTTGTCGTGGAGTGATCGAGAGATCATTTGGCGTGCTGGTCAGGTGTCAGTCGTCAAATGGCTGGCGCAAAAATCATTAGACCAGCAATCAGAGACTGTCGTCATG